GATAACACTAACTCCGGTACATTCTTCGTCAATGACCGTAAAGAAAAACCAAATCATCCTGACTACAGCGGGAAGATTAACGTCGAGGGCAAGGAGTACTACCTCAAGGGCTGGAAGAAGACAGCCAAGAGTGGTACTAACTTCCTGTCCCTAGCGTTGAACCCAGTGGATGGTGCAGGCTCTGCCCCTAAAGCTGCAAGTGCGCCAACCAATGACGAAGCCCCATTCTAAGAATGTCCTCATTCGATAAGACCTGGTGGGAAACATTCCGCCAAGAGGAAGTTGTTTCCATATTGGAAATGACTGCCCACAAGAACACGGATTACACAGGAGGCGAAAGCTGCGATAACCCCTTCGCAAACTTTGACGGCTCCTCCGAGTTCGGCGTTCATCCATTGACTGGTATTTGTATCCGAATGCAGGACAAATTCCAGAGGGCTAAAGCCTTCTGTAACGATGGTCAGCTAAAGGTAGTTACCAATGGCGACCAATCCAAGGACATATTCCGCGACCTAATTGGCTACTCGTTGATAGCCATAGGGATGCTCGAAAGAGCTGAATCCGAGTAAGTCCTTGTGCTAAGATGCTTGCCCCTTACAATCCCGTAGGGGGCAAGTAACTCTTATGATTGATAATATAACCGAAACACGCCGTAACGAAATGACTAAAATAAAAGAAGCAGCCGAAGTATCCCTCTCGATCTATAACACAATTGATGGTTATAGAATCCCGGAAGGAAACCGTGTAGCCCATAAGTCCCTTGGACAGGTCCTTCGTTCTCTGGTAGAATTACTTGAAAATGAACAATCTGGATCTACAAATACACAATCAGCCACATAGTGCTGAAGCTGAGGAAAAACTAATTGCATCCTGCTTACTGCCAGGTGACACATCCATATATGATATGGTTCGTCCCCTGCTTGAGCCAGAGGATTTTTACTTATTACGCTTTAGATTACTTTACCAAACCATTGGTGACCTTGCACAACTAAGTCAGCCAATTGATGAGGTATCAATCTCAGAGCATCTGAAGACCCTACAAGGGCTTGACGAGGTCGGAGGCATAGCAGGTATACTGTCAGTCACTGACAGCGTCACCAGCACCACCTCAGCTAAGTTCTACGCCAACATAGTAGCAGAGAAGGCAAGACTTCGTGAGATTATGAAGTCCTGCCGACTCGCTGTTGAGGAGGTTGAGAATGAAACCAAGTCCTATGACGAGATTCGCAGCACCCTTGAGGCTGAGATAACCGAGCGCCCACTCCTCACCCAAGGTAAGGCTGACATAGGTTTCTCCGCTGATGAGCTACTGGCTGACATCGCCAAGATGCAGTCCGGTGAGTACGAGGCTGACGTTGTTAAGACTCACACCAATAATCTGGACCGTGAGTTCGGCAACCGAGGCATCGCTGCTGGTGAGGTACTGACAGTGGCTGCACCTACCTCCTGTGGTAAGTCAGCACTTGCGATGTACATCGTCTCTCAGTCCGTTGTAAAGGATGGTCACGCCTGCGGGGTGTTCTCATTGGAGATGCCACAGAAGCAGCTCACGAAGCGACTGACGCAGGTTATATCAGGTGTGAACTTACGCAGTGTTGAGGATAGGACAGCTAGCCCGGAGCAGGAGAAGCGAGTCCACAATACCATCAACCAGCTTAAGACATTACCTATCTATACTTCTCACGCTGTTAAGAATGCTGATGATCTGTACAGTCAGACACGTCAGTTCGTACAGAAGCACGGAGTAAAGCTACTGGTGATTGATTACCTGCAACTTATTCCATTCTCCTCTAGGATGGGTAAGGCTGAGGGCATCGCTAGTATCTCGCACAAGATCAAGCAGATGGCTATTGATCTCAACATAGCTGTGATCCTACTGGCACAGGTCAACCGAGAGGGAGCCAAGGCTGGCCGACTCAAGTTGTATGACCTAAAGGATTCCGGGGACATTGAGAATGATGCTGATATTGTTCTGCTTATGTATCCGTCAAGCGGTGATGTCGAGTCCTCAAAGGACGTAGATAGCCGGGGGGCGTTCACTCGTTTAACCTATGAGATCGCTAAGAACCGTGAAGGGGAACGTGATATCGGTGGGTTATTTAAATTCTATCACTGCACAGGGAGGTTCGGACAATGACGGAGGAAGAAGTAGCACAGTACATAATGAAAGCATTCCCACGGATGCACAAGTTGACCAAAGCCGAGGACGAGTTTAGTCCTTTTGATTACGAGAGTATTGATTATCTGGTTGAGATTAAGGTACGCCGGAAGGCATATGACCCCTGGATCATCGAGCAGTTAAAGGTTGATACCAATATCGGTATCGCTGAATCAGTAAAGAAGGACTTCGTGTATGTGAACGGATTCCAGCACCTGCTGTACGCTTGGAATATATCTAAGCTAATTCGGGATGACTATGACTTCGGGTTCGAGGATCGTGAGATGCCTTGGACTACGGACTTCGATGCAGTACAAATAATAACTAAGCGCACTGGATACTTGTACAACAGTAGCGCACTAATCATCAACACGGAGGGACTATGATAACTAAAGAAACATCAAAGGACATAACAGTAAACGGAATAAAAGTAACCTGCTACTCAGATGGCAGTGTGGAAACAAAAGGGAAGTGGGGCAGAGGTCGGACATTCGGCACGCTGAACAGCGATGGCTATATGAAGTACGGTGTTAATCGGCAAACGCTCAGGATCCACGACTTGATTGCAAAGGCTTTTCTGGGGTCAAAGCCAGACAACTATGACGTTGATCACATCAACGGAGACAGGACGGACAATAGACCATCCAACCTGCGGTACGTGACACGATCCGAAAACCTCAGAGGGCATCAGAAGGTTCGAGGTAAATGCCAGTACCGAGGAGTATTCTGGCCAACTGGTCGAAAAAAGTGCCGGGTCACAATCAATAACAGGATCAATGGCGGGAGCACTAAGCGGTACGAACTCGGCTACTTTGACAGTGAGAAGGAGGCGGCCATTGCTCGTGATACCTTCTGTTTTAATGAACTAGGTTATCCACTAGAAGGGTTAAATTTTCCTGAGTTATTTGTTGACAAGGATGAGGATTCCGTACAGATTTCCAGTATGCAAAATACTGAAGAAAACATTGAGCGAGTTCAGACCCAGATTGATATGATTCGGCAGGAGTCCAGGCTTCTGTCATACCGTATTGATCGTATGACTGAACAGCGAAAAGGTCTTCAGGAAGAGAAGCGCAAGCTTAAAGATTTCCTTACGCAGGCTAGAAAGCCATAGTGTATAATGCAGTACGAGGTAAGCTGTAGGAGTAATCCGCAGCGGGGCTTTTATATGTGTCCTTTTTAATCCCTCGTTTCGTTACGGTAGCCCCGTCCTCTGTGTGTTGAGGGCGGGGCTTTTTGTTACCTGCTGAATGCGTCCTTGAAGGATTGCATATCAAGCATTAACTCCTGTACTCCGCTGGTCAGAACCTTTCGATCAATCTGCTCCTGTATATATCGGGCAGCTTGCTCCCTCTCCATACCTTCAATGCGCTTCACAAAGTACTGAGCACGTGCAGCCTTGGATAATGATTTAACCCGACGATCTGCCGAAGTAATACCAGCAGCATCATCCTTCATAAATCTTTCAACTCGACGTATCACGGACTCATTTACGTCCTGATCAACCGACATATCCTGAAGGATTCTAGCAATCTCTGGGCGGCTATCTGCCTCTTTGATTTTATGTTTATATACATTAGCGGTACGACTAGCTTTAGCTGCCGTTGTCTTATTCTGCTTCTGAATATTATCAAGAAGTTGTTGATCGCCTGTACGCATCTCAAATGCTTTGGCATATGTCTCCCCATAGAATCTACGTAGAATTGGAACATCTGACCGATTAATTTTCTCCCCGTTCCACATCTTAGAGGTGGCGTTAAATACTCTCTTTACCGTTGTACCCGGACCGCCAGTGTAGTTCTGGTATAAGTAAAGCAAAGTCTCAGGAGATACCTCTTGCCCCATATCCTCTAGCTGTTCGGCTAGGTTCATTGCTAACTCGCCACCCTGTGTACGTGCAGTCCAAGGGTGAATCTTCTCAACTGCTGAGATGTTTTCTTGTTCGAGCCAATGAGGTCGAATGTCCCGACCTAGGCCATCCTTGTTTCGAGCTATGTCGTGAAGAGGACGTAGCACGGTCGGTATCGGAGATCCACCCATAGGGTTATATGAATCAATGATGCTCTTGGATAGCTCACCAGCCACTTTCTTTACATCAATGTTCTCATCGTCACCAAACATAATCCGTTGACCATAGTCAGCAGCAATCTTGAATGGAACCATTGAGTATCCAATTGGGATCGAGAAGTAATCCAGACTTCCGTCTGGGTTTTTACCCCGGACGATAGCCATATGCTTATTGATCTTAAACTCAGGTATCTTCTCGCGCCAATCTTCATCAATGTGAGAGTTCCACCGATCCAATGTGTATGTGGTTGAGGCCAGTGTAGCCATCACGGATGTAGCAACTACTGGCTTCTTCATACTACGGAGGAAGTTCTTCGCGCCTTGAATGGCGGGATTACTGAACAGGTACAGTGCTCTTAGTGAGTCACCTTGAGAGCCTTGCAGGTTGGGATCAAATGAACTCTCCTTCTT